ATCTCGGCGCAACTGCTGGAGCGTTTACGAATGTTAAGCCGTATGCTCCAAATCATCTCGTGTATGTTGGCATCGTAGAGCGCGCCAACAACGGAAACGGCGAACTGTATGTTCGTATTCAGAATGGCTACGAACTAGACGAGATTCACGACGTACAAATCAACGCGCCTAAGTTGGCCGGTCAGGTCATCGTATATGATGCGACTGATGATCTCTGGAAGAATGCGCGGCTGAATGCTGGCGCAGGCATCTCGATCACAAACGGCGATGCGTCGATCACGGTTGCTGCAAATGTTGTCAGCGTCTTCGGGAGGACTGGCTCAGTTACCGCATCGAGCGGCGACTATTCCGCTGGGCAAGTCACGAACACGCCAGCAGGGAGCATCACCGCTACAACGGTGCAGGCGGCGATTGACGAACTCGATTCGGAGAAGCTTGCGAAAGCATCGAACTTGAGCGATCTCGCGAATGTATCGACGGCGCGAAACAATCTCGGACTCGGCTCGGCTGCGCTGGAAAGTACTACCTACTTCATCCAGACGGGCGAAGCCGCAGGAGGCGATCTTACGGGCAACTATCCCAACCCTTCGCTGACGATCAGCGGAGTGATTGCTGGCAATTACGGTTCGGCATCGAGCGTGCCGTCGATCACGATTGATGCTAAGGGCCGCATCACTTCCGTCACCGCGCCGAACATTCAGATCATCGAGTCGCAGGTCACCGGCCTGACGAGCGCGCTGGCCGGGAAGATTCCCACGACGGAAAAAGGCGCAGCCAATGGCGTCGCGACGCTCGATGCTGGCGGCAAGGTTCCGACAACGCAGTTGCCCGATTCCGTTCTCGGTCAGCTTTACTACGAGGGAACATGGGATGCCTCGACGAATACGCCGACGCTCGTCAATCCTCCGAGTGCATCGACTCGCGGTGATTATTACATCACGAGCGCGGCTGGCTCATTCGCCAGCATCACCTTCGACGTCGGCGACTGGATTGTGTCCAGCGGCTCCGACTGGCAGAAGGTGGATAATACCGACGCGGTCGCCTCCGTATTCGGTCGCAATGGGAACATCGTTGCAGCGAGCGGTGACTATACTGCCTCGCAAGTCACGAATGTTCCGGCTGGAGGCATCGTCGCGACGACGGTGCAGGCGGCGATTGACGAACTCGATACCGAGAAGCTGGCGAAGGCGAGCAACCTGTCGGATGTATTGTCGGCCTCGACTGCGCGTTTGAATCTTGGAATCGGCACGATGGGCGTGCAGGACGCGAACAGCGTCGCGATCACGGGCGGCTCGATCAACGGCACGACGGTGGGCGCATCGTCGCCAAATACCGGAGCCTTCACGAGTCTGTCGAGCAGCAGCACGACGACGCTGAACGGCACGACGATTCCGGCGTCCTCGACTCTGCTCGTCAGCGGCGGCGCTCTCGGCACTCCGAGCAGCGGCACGGTCACGAACCTCACCGGCACGGCCTCGATCAACATCAACGGCACGGTTGGCGCATCGTCGCCGAGCACGGGCGCGTTCACGACGCTGTCGGCAAGCACCTCTGTCACGACTCCGAGTCTGACGAATGCAGGGACGCTCGCTCTTTCGGCGACCGGAGCAAATGTTCTGACTGCGTCCACGAACGGCACGGAGCGATTCAGGGTTACATCCAGCGGCAACGTCGGCGTCGGTTCCTCAAGTCCAGCAACTCTGTTCGATGTTACTGGTGGATCTAGCACACAAGCCGATCCGCCTTCATCTGGCACTACATCTGGCGGCGTAGCTCGTATTCGCTCCTATAACAATTCCCTCGATATAGGGTCGACGGCGGCAAACATTCTATGGATGCAAGCGGCTAACGCCACAGCCCTTGGCGTAGTTTATCCGATCTCGATCAACCCTGTAGGCGGAAACATTCTTATCGGCACCACCACCGACTCCGCAAACGGTCGCCTGCAACTCACCAGCCACACTACCAGCGCAGGCGGTATCGGGTTCGGCGCGGATGTTTCGTTGTATCGGAGTGCTGCTGACGTGCTCGCGCTGGCGTCCGGTGATGCACTGCAACTCGGCAACGCATACGTTGCAGGCGCGCCAACCGCGACAGGTTACATCACAATCAAAGACTCGACGGGAACGACGTACAAGATTCCGGCGGTCGCTGCATAACCTCCCATGACCCAACCCGAAATCACACCAGTTCAAGCTCTCGAAAATCTCGCGCAAGCCGCCGCCCAGTTTCGCGGCACCCGCGCCGATCACGAAATCCTCGAACGTTGCGTGCGCGTTCTCGCCGCGCTTGTGCAGCCGCCGCAGATTGAGAAGAAAGCCGAATGAGTCTGCTTTCCTTCCTCGCCTCTGCCGCTGGCGGGACATTGCTCGGCGGCGCAACTCAGTTCCTCGGCTCGCTCGTTGGCGAGGCGAAGGAGTGGAGCGCAAGCAAGCGACGCATCGCCGAGATCGCCGCGCTGAAGGAAAAGCAGATCGCGGTCGCCGAAGTCGAGGCATTCGCTAAAGCGGTCGAGGGCACGAACAGCACGACATATTCGCTGCCGCCCAACGCCGCGTCGTGGATGCACGGCTTGATGACCATCGCCGCCTTTTGCACGCAGATGGTGCGACCATGCATGGTGGCTGGCGCGTGCTTGTATATATGGACGCGACCGAATGAGGAGCTAGCCGGACTGCATGGCGAGATTCTGACTGTATCCTTCGCGTGCATATATTTCTGGCTCGGCGTCCGCCATCAACTTTCCAAGAGCAAATGAACAGCCCTCGACCAATGGATTTTCTCGTAGCGTCATTGCCTACGGTATCGGCAACAATCATCGCGCAGGCAAATCAGGTCATCGGCCTGATCGGATCGCTGCTCGGCATCGCCTATCTGCTCTGGCGGTGGAAGCGCGAGTGGAGCGGAAAAAAGCATGACTGACTGGAACACCTTACACCGCGACGAGACGCGGAAGATATACGAGTCGGAGATTGCCGGTCTGAAGAAGGAGCTTCAGGTCGCGAGAACTGCTCTCGATAACGCGACCAAGGCACGCAAGACGAAGTTGCCTGCGCCCGCCGCAACACGCCGAAGGATCGGCGGCGACATTGTGCGCGTCGTGATTCCCGACACGCATGGATGCCTGATAGACAAGTCCGCGATCTCGGCGATGCTGTCTGATATAAAGCTACTCGATCCGCAGGAAATTATTCTGCTGGGCGATCACGTAGACTGCGGCGGATTCCTCGCGCAGCATCACGTCATGGGCTATGTCGCCGAAACAGACTATACGTACGAGGAAGACCTTGCCGCAGCTAAGACGTTCCTCGATGCGCTCCAAGCAGCAGCACCGAGGGCAAAAGTCGAATACCTTGAAGGCAATCACGAGAGGCGCGTCGAGACGTGGTGCGTGACACAGGTTCTGCGCCACAAGAAGGACGCCGAAGGCTTGCGACGATTGCTTGCACCGGAGTTTCGTCTCGGCCTCAAGGAGCGCGGCATCTCGTATTATCGACAAGGCGAATTCTATGACGAGCTTCCGGTTCCCGGCGTCATCAAGCGTGGCAAGTGTTTTTTCTTTCACGGTGTTTCAACCGCGAAAAACGCAGTCGGCGCAACGGTGGACAAAATCGGCGGCAACTGTGTATTCGGTCACACGCATCGAGCGCAGAGCAATATCGTGCGGCGCATTTCGAGCGGTATCGTCGGCGCGTGGAATCCCGGTTGCCTCTGTCAGCTTCAACCGCTCTGGCAGCATACGGCACCGACTGACTGGTCGCATGGCTATGCAGTGCAGCTCGTGGCTGCGAGCGGAGCATTCCTGCACCTGAATATACCGATCATCGACGGCGAATCGCATTTCGCCGCATTGCTCAAGCTATGAACTGGAAACAGCTAGTCGAAGCGCAGAACCGCAAGACATATATACTGCCTCCCGGCTGGGATTCGCGCGACAAAATTGCGGAGCAACTCGATTGCAGCGTGGACAACGTGCGCGTGCTTCTTGGTCCTGCATTGCGAGCGAAGACAATCGAGGTCGGACAATTTCCGGTATGGGACGATGTAACAAAAAAGGTTGTCCGCATTACTGCTTACAGAAGGCGTCCGACTATAGAGTCGGGAAAGGCAAAGTGATTTGACGAATCCGCATTTTACAATGGCTGCTCCGACTATTACTTTTGCCGTCTCGTCCGGTCGCGTTGACCGCGAGGCTGGCATCATTCGTGGCGTCTCTCTGATCTCCGAGGGACCGGCACTAGGTCATGGCGTGCAGATTGATTCCAGAACGCTTGAACAGGTGAAGGAAGCCGCGTCTCAATATGAAGGCGGACTCAAGGTGAAGCTCGATCATTCTGGTGGTGCCGGTGATATCATCGGCTTCGTCGAGAATCTGCGTATTGAGGGCAGCAAATTACTCGGCGACCTCAACCTGTTGGAGAAGTCGCCGCATCGCGACTATGTGCTGGAGATTGCGGAAAAGATTCCAGACACGTTCGGACTCTCTATTGCGTTCTCGGGTCCGACCGAACTAGCGAGCGACAAGCGCACGGTGCTTCAACGCTGTTCGGAGATATATTCCGTCGATCTGGTTTCCGAACCTGCGGCGAATCGTGACGGACTGTTCTCGCGTATACTCTCCAAGTTTAACGACGCCAATGGCGTCTCAATCGAAATCGAACCCAATGCCGAAATGAACGATGACATGAAACAGGCCATCGAGCAGATGATTCAGTCTGCGATGATGGCTTATGGTGAGCGTCTCTCGAAGCTCGAGTCGATGCTGCCGAAGGAAGATGAAAAGGAAGTCGCGATGAGCGCGCAGACCGATGCCGTCAAGCTCGCCGCCAACGAAGCCGCCATCGCTGCGGTGAAGGAGTTCTCGAAGACTATCGGCGCGCCTGCCGCTCCGGTTGTTTCGTCCGAGGCCGCTGCGCCGAAGACCGAGACGAAGACCTTCGAGGCCGTCGTTGCCGAAAAGACCGCCGAGCTGAAAGGCGACAAGGCGGCGGCGATCACGTTCTGCATCAAGAACAATTCCGAACTTTACGTCGCCTACCGCTCGCGCGTGCAGGCTGGCGAGAAGATCAAACTCTAAAACCAACTCAACATGGCCACCAACTATATCGGCACGGGAACCCTCCTTGCCAACACTACCATCACCGCCTTCTACGGCGTTGTGCTTTCCAGCAATCGCGGCGTCGGGCTTTCCAGCGCGACCAACTGTGATGGCTTCGCGCAGATCGACGCGGCTTCTGGTGACTACGTCACGGTCGCGTTCCTGACCAACTTCGGCACGCAGAAGGGTGTTGTCACCGCTGCTCCGGTGACGGTCGGTGACACGCTGTATCTCGGCGCGTCCGGCCTCGTTTCCACGACCGGGACGATCACCATCGGCAAGTCGCTCACGACGACTTCCAGCAACGGTGCCGTCATCGAGTTCGTTCCTAAGAATCTCTAACAATTAACTAAAGGACTTCTACCATGTATACGAATGCAGCCGCAGTCTTTCGCGGCGATATCGCTGGTGTGCTTGAGCAGGCTAAAGACTGGGAATCCGGTCTGGTTGCCACTCGCGTGATGCCTGTTCTTCCTGTGCCGGTTCGCGCCGGTCAGTATCCTTCGTTTCTCTTGAAGGAGGGCCAGCTCCTGAAGAACGAAATCAAGCAGCGTGCGCCGAACTCCGCGTATCCTCGCGCGACGCAGGCCTATAATCAAGAGACCTATATCGCGCAGGAATACGGCGTGGAAATGGGCGTTGACGATACCGTTGCGCTCGATGTTTCGCGCTTCTTCGACGCTGAAGTCGTCGCCGCCAAGCTCGCGCAGCGGAAGCTCCTGCTCGGTCACGAAATCCGCGTCGCTGGGAAACTCTTCGATTCCGGCACGTTCACCAGCACGAACTCCGGCACGGCCTACACGACGGGCAATCTCGCCTCGTTCGACGTTGGTGCCGACGTGCAGGAAGCGATTGATCGCCTGCTCGCGAAGGGTGAGAGCGTCAGCAATCTGCGCGTTGTCATGAGCGCGCCGGTCTGGACTCGCATCCGCGCCAGCACGAAATTCCAGAACCGCCTTCGCGGTGCCGGTCTTTCGAGCGACACGATCCTCAACGCGAGCACGCAGGCCGCTGCCGAAGTCTTCGGCGTCGCCGAGGTGCTCATCGGTCGCGCCAGCTACGACACCGCGCCGGAAGGCGTGGCGTTCTCCAGCTCGCAGGTCTGGTCGAACACGTACATTTGGGTCGGCAATGTCACCGAGGCCTCTTCCGGCTTCTTCGGTGGCGGCGCGGGCTTCACGCTCAACTGGAGCGAGTACGGTCCTGCGGTCGGCGTGTTCACCTATCGCGACGAGAGCGTGAAGTCGAACATCGTTCGCGCTTCGCAGTTCGTCGCCGAGAAGGTTGTGAACAGCAACGCGGGTCAGCTCATCGCGACGCAGTACTCCTAAGCTCTTTTTTAGGGTTCATGGGGAAGCCGCTCTCGTAACTGGGAGCGGCTTTTTTGACGCCTAGTGCAGGGCCATGCGCTTTTCGCTTTGCGTGATATGCGGCAACGAGTCGCACCACATAGGCCAGATGCTCGCAGCATTTGCTCCTGCGTTCGACGAGCTTTCGCTCGTGCGCGCAATCGGCAAGCGTGTGCCTGACGCGACAAAGGAGATCGCCGAGGAGTGGTGCCGGTCGAACGGCAAGGCGTTTGTTTTCTCCGAGTATATCAACGAGCCGACCGCACGCGATTGGGATCACGTCGATTCATTCGCTCGCGCTCGCAATGCTGCATTCAAGCAGGCCAAAGGCGAATGGCTTTTCTGGGCCGACTGCGACGACGTGGTGCGCGGTGCCGAGAATCTACGCCGGACGCTGGAGCAAGTCCCGGCAGACGTGCACATGGTGCGCTTTTCCTATGACGTCAAAGGATCGAACAAGTGCTTGTTCCGCGAGCGAGCAATTCGCCGAGACGCTTTCCACTCAGGTCGAGTCTGGCATCACGACGTACACGAGAACCTGCTGATTCTCGCTGGCGACAAGCATCTCGATCTCGGCGACGTTGTCTGGGTTCACGCACCAAAAGAAATCAAGCAGGAGAACCGGAGGCGCAATCTCCGCATCCTCGCAAACTCGGTTCGCGAATGCGCGACGCAGTATTTTTACATTCATCAGGAGCACTACTGTAACCAGAACCGCGAAGCCGCGCTGGAGTTTGGTCGTCTCGCGTTGCAGTTCCCGAACCTTCAACCGGCGTTCCGATACGAGGCGTTGCTGAATTGCGCTCGTCTGACTAATTCCAGCCGCGAAGCGAAGTCTCTTTTGCTCGAAGCGCACGGCGTTTTCCCGTGGTGCCGAGAGGCATTCGCCGGTCTTGTGCTGCACGCCTTCGAGCAGAAGGACTATTCAATGGCTGTATACTGGGCGCAGCGCATGACGGAATTGCGCGAGCCATTGAGCGACAAGCGACCGTGGACGCACGAAGCGAAGTGGTACGGCTGGGCCGGATACGATCTTGCCGCTCGCGCATTCCGAGCCGAAGGAAACAAGGCGATGGCGGCGGTTCTTCAGGCTCAATACTATCTCGGCAAGACTCCGAAGATTTCGCTTTTGCACGCAACGCGAGGTCGATCTTCAATGGCGGTTTCAACTCGGGATATGTGGCTGAATGCGGCCAGCGATCCGACGCGCGTTGAGCATATCTTCGCGGTCGATGAGGACGATGCAATCAGCGTCGAGATGGCGAAGCAGTTTATCTCCGTCACTTCGTCGGACAAGTCGTGCGTCGCCGCGTGGAATCTTGCTGCGGCATCTGCTCGCGGAGAAATCTTCGTCCAGCTCTCGGACGATTGGGTGCCATGCTCCGGATGGGACGAGAAGCTGCTCGATCTCGTGAGGGATCGCGACGCTCACTCCGAGCCATTCGTGATCGCGCCTAGCGATGGAAGCCGGAAGGACGACTTGCTTTGCATGGCGATCTTGTCGCGTGCGCGTTACGAGCAGCAAGGGCACCTGTTCTTTCCTGAGTATGAGTCTGTATTCAGTGACAACGAATTCTCTCACCGAGCATGGCGCGACGGCATCGTGATCGACGCGAGAGATCGCCTGCGCTTCGATCACCGGCATCCGGCTTTCGGCAAGGCGAACATGGACAAGACATATTCGCATACGAATTCCCGCGAGCGATACGTGCGCGGCGAGGCGCTCTTCAAGTCACGCAACCCAGACGCGAAATGAACGTTCCCGAGCATTATCAAATCGACGCGAAGACAGGCGCGCTCCGGTCGAGGGATCGTCGCGTGACTGCGGTTTACGATCACGCCTACGTAGCACGATATGAAAACTATCCACAGCGTGAATTGTCGGCGATCAGAGCGAAGCTAGTGCATCGCTTTTCCGAATTTGCGATCAATGTTTGCGACGTAGGCTGCGGCACAGGTGCTTTCCTCGAAGAGATGAAACGCACGCAGCCGGGAATCGTTTGCTGCGGTCACGACGTTTCTCCTTATCCGCTTCCGTCTTTCATCAATCGAGTCGGCGCAGACTGGCACGAGTTGCAATGGGACACGGTAACGTTCTTCGACAGTCTTGAGCACTTCGATTCGCTCGACTTCGTTGAGCATCTGCGCGCTCGTGCGGTGATCGTATCGCTGCCGTGGTATCATCCTTACATGGGAGCGGAATGGTTCGCTCGATGGAAACATCGCAGGCCGGGAGAACATCTCTGGCATTTCACGCCGGATAGTCTGGCGCGGCTTTTCGCGCAGGCTGGATTTCATCCGGTATACGTCGGCAATCCAGAGGATGAAGTTCGCAAGCCAGATGCCGATTCCTGCGCTCCAAACATTCTGACGATGGCATTTCGCCGATGAAAATCTGTCTCGTATACAGCCAGCGACTCGGAGACATCATCCGCATCCTGCCGATTGCGCGTCATCTCGCTGCTCAAGGTCACGAGGTCTACATCGAGTGCTTGCCTCAATATGTCGGAGTTTTCGGTGCCGTTTCCTACGTGCGACCGTCGCTCAGGGAATTGCGTGAATCGGAAGGCTTCGGCAGAGTCATCGACCTCGAAATCTGGCCGCATCGCTATGACGAGTTCAGACGCAGCGGGAAATCGTGGGAGGATTTCGTGTTCGGAATTCATTCTGAGTTCTCGAACATCCATCGCAAACCGCACTTCGATTTGATCGACGAAAACGACGGCCTCGAAAGCTACGGATTTTCCCGCGAGGTATGCATTTTTTCTCCATTCGGCTACTCTCAGGCGAGGCACTATAGGTTCTCCGATCTGCTCGCCGAATGCCGCAGGCTCGCTTCCAAGCCAATCGTAACGCTTGCCGATCCGGCGCAGGCAAAGCATCTCATCGAAATTGGTTTTCCGAAAAACGAAATCCTGCGCGCTCGATCTCAGGCAGACTTGCCGCGCCTGCTGCGTGATGCTGCGGAGGTCTTCACGATAAATTCCGCGCCATGCATCATCGCTGGTGCCGTCCGTCCTTGGTTCTGGCACGTTCTCTCCGGTTGCGCGCAGGATGATCACTACAGCGCAGCGTCGCGCGTTGTGACAATCGGCACTTAGGTATGGCAACTGTCAGAGACTTCGATCCGGTGCAGCTCGCGATAGATCAAGGCGCGATCCTCGATCAAGCTGGCGTCACGTTCGCATATCTCGGCAGTACGGTCACGGGCGTCTGGTCTTCGAGCCGCACGATGTTTTCGGACTTTGAGGATCAGCGAAGAGACGACGTGCGCTTCACGGTATTCTTCACGACTTCACAGGTGAGCGGCACGCCTGCGCAGACTACGACTTGCGTGCGTGCTGGCGTGACCTACTTCGTCGAGCAAGTGCGCTTTGACGTCGAGGGAACTGGCTGCGAGATGGATGTAATCAAAGCGATATGATCGCGATCACGCTGGAGAATGAGAAGCTGTCAGCCGCTCTCACCGAGCTGGCTAAGGCATCTAATTTCGGATTAGGCAGCATCATCAAGGAGGAAGGTAGATACCTCATTCAACTTTTCATCAAATTCACGCCGCCGAAAAGCAAGAAGCAGGGAGCGAATGCTGTTCGGAAGGACATTGGCAAGATGAGTGCGGTTCTGGATTACAATGCTCTTAAGGCAAAGGCAACGCCGGGAAGCCTATACGAATCAATGGCGCGAATGGTACGCCGTCGTGAAACCGAAAAGCTCAACAATCTTCTGCGCAATCCTGCGATCTCGTATTGGGGAGGCCGTCGCGTGCTTGCCGATATAACACAAGTCGCCGAATTGCATCTGCGCGCTCGTAACAAATACGGCAGGATCACAAAGGATCAACACGTCGCAGCATACAAGGCGGATCTCCTGCGCTATCGCAAAGCAATCGAGGGCCGCGTCGGTTGGACCGTTGCAGGTTGGATTTCTGCCGCTCGCGTTACGCGCGCGAAATACAAGAAGTTTGCTGAACCTCTTTCTGAGAAATCGGGCGTCGTTTCCTATTGGTTCGGCAAGGCAAATCAAAAGCCTCCATTCATTTCAGCGATGAATCGGAATGTGAAAATCCCGAACTACCAACGCATGATTGATGGTGCATTTCGTTCTCGTATTTCGACAACTGAAAAGAAAATCAAACGCCTTCTTGCCGGAAAGGCCGTCAACTTAGGATTTACCAAGGTGCAAGGAGCGCAACCTGTACCAGAACCAATCGCCGCGTGAGCACTCGAACAGATATACGCAATGCCATCGGTCTGAAATTGACTCAGACTGCCGTCGTACCGACCGCAAATCTTATCAACGGTCGGAACAATACTATTGCATCAATCAGCTTCCCGTCGGCAGCAGTGTATGCCGTTCGAGAAGACATTGAGGTACGTACATTGGCTCCTTCCAATCGAACGCAGTACAGGCAACTGCAAGTGACCGTTGATTATTTCACGTCCGAAGTCGCCGGTTCTCCGACTATCATCGACGACTTGTTTGATACTGGATCAGCTGCGGTTGAAGCCGCAGTTTTGTCAGACGTAACACTTGGCGGAGTTTGCGAGGATTTACATTTGACGAGTGTCGAATATGTGATCGAACCCGACGAAGATCGTCATTGGGGCGTGGCTCGTCATAACTTCAACTGCATATATTTAACTACCGACTAACATGGCAAACCATCTCGGCCGCGAAGGCACCGTCAAAATCTCCTCGACCACGATTGGAGAACTGCGCAACTACGCACTCGCTCACTCCTCCGACGTTGTCGAGGACTCGGTGCTCGGCGATACGTACCGCTCGCGCAAGGCGACGATGAAAACGTGGAGCGTCAATGGCGATCTCTACTGGGACGAAACCGACGCCGGCCAAATCGCGCTGACTATCGGCTCGACCGTGACTGTGAACCTGTATCCAGAGGGCATCGCCTCGACCTCGACATACTACAGCGGCAGCGGCATCGTGACGAAGTTCGACATTTCGGCCTCGTTCGACGGCATGGTCGAAGGCTCGATCAGCATCGAGGGCAACGGCGTTCTCTCGACTTTGACAGTCTGAGGTGACGCATGGATGCAATCGAATTAGTCCGCGAACACTTCGCCTCACTCGGCACTCGCAAGATCGAGGTTCCCGAATGGAAGCTCACCGTTCATGCCGCGCCTGTAACTCTCGCCGAAAAAAACCGGCTCTATAAAAAAAGCCGCGAGAGTGACATGGAACTGCTGGTTGATCTGCTGATCATGAAGGCAAGCGACGCGAACGGGAAAAAGCTCTTCACGATTGACGACAAGCCGACGCTGATGAATCGAGCTGATTCCAATGTCGTGGGCCGCGTCGCAAATGCGATTCTCGCGGATGACGCGCCGAAGGTTGACGAGTTAAAAAACTAACGGACGGCGAGGCAGGAGCCGACCTCCTCGCCGTCTACGCACTAGCGGAAAAGCTCGGCAAGTTCGCACACGAAGTTCTCGAAATGCCAGCAAACGAAATGCAAGGCTGGCTCGCCTTTTACCATCACCAAAATCGCCTGAGAAAATCCAATGGCTAGTGCATCCTTTACACTTCGGGCGGTTGATCAGACGCGGGCGGCATTTGATAGCGTGCGAAACAATCTTTCGCGGTTGAATAATACGGCTCAAGTCGCTGGGAAGTCTCTCACAAAGTCGCTTGATCTACGTGGTGCAATGAATGCCGTGGCGATAGCGGTCGGATTGAGTGTTGATAACATCGCAGACAAAGTAGCTCGACTCGTTAGCGGAACATCCGCGGAGCAAGAATTGCTCGCAAGTGAAGCCATTTCACTTCAACAAAAGCTGGCACAATTACGCAACAAAAACGCCGAGGACAGATTGTCTGACGAGCAGCTCTTGCTAAAATTAGAACGCGATCGAGAAAGGTTGGTAACTAAAGTAAGTGCAAAGGGAGAAGGGAGCGGAACAAAGGAATTCAATGAAGCCCTTGAAAACCAAATCGCACTCGAAGAGGTAATTGCCAGAATTGGTTCTGAAAGAATCAGGATTCAAAATGAATCGAAGACTACTACTGAAGCATATCAGAAATCTCTGAATGATTTGTCGAAAGCACAATCCGCAGTTTATTCTGGCAAGACAGTATCTATCGAAGAGCGCATTCTTGGATTGAGAGCGCAGGAAGCTGCAATCATGCGAAAGATTGCTGGCGTCGATATAAATGATACCGAAAGGCGCATCGAATTGAATAATGAACTGACCGCAGTTCTCATGCAAATGGCTCCGCTTCTGGCGGAACAAAGTCGCCTTGCTAGAGAGGCAGGCGATATAATCGCTAGTTCATTCGAGGATGCGATTCTGTCCGGTGAAAAACTCCGCGACACGATGCGCGCACTTGCGCAGGATTTGATCCGACTGCTTTTCCGGCAGCAGATCACCGAGCCGCTGGCGAAAAATGTCGGTTCCTTCTTCACGGGATTATTCGCTGGGCGCGCAACTGGAGGTCCGGTGACTGGAAACACTCCGTATATTGTCGGCGAGCGTGGACCGGAATTGTTCGTGCCGACTTCATCCGGCAACATCATCTCCAATGCCGCAATGCGTTCCGGTAATGGCGCACCAGCAATGGGAGGCGTGACGGTCAATTATAACATCGCCGCAGGCGTGACGCGCGGCGAATTGCTGCCGATTCTGGAAGCCGAGCGCAAGCGGCTCAAGGCCGAGATTCCCGACATGGTGCGACGCGGAGGATCGTATCGCGCTGCGTTCGCCTGACGATCATGGCTATCACATATCCACTCACGCCGCCTTCGCCATTTCGCGTTTCGCGCTTGTCGCTGACGGGAATGAGTGCGACCTCGCGCAACGTCTCGCCGTTCACGTTTCAGACGCAGCAATACAACTGGCCGGGACAAGCGTGGATGGGTCAGGTCGAGTGTCCTCCGATGGTGCGCGCCGATGCCGAGGCCGTCATTGCGTTCCTGCTCGCGGCGCAGCGCGGCACGTTTTATTTCCAAGACTACGCCAACCCGACGAATCGAGGAGGCGTGACTGGCACGCTGACCGTCTCCAGCGCGACGGCCAATACATCGACGCTCACGTTCAGCGGCGCGAGCGGTTCATTTGCTCTTGGCGACTGGATGCAAATCTCGACCTCGCTCTACAAGGTCATTCAAGTCAACTCATCGAGCAGCGTGGAGCTTTTCCCTGCGCTTCGCTCAAGCTACGCAGGCGGGACCGCGATCACCTACTCGAACGCAAAGGGAATCTTCCGGCTGGCCGAGCCGAAGACCGACTGGTCGATTGATCTGGCGAACATCTACGGCGTCTCGTTTTCCATCGTCGAGGAAGTCGCGACATGAGCATAACAACGCCGGGACGCTCCCTGTCTGCCGATATGGTCACCGAGGTGACGACGGCGCAGCTTGCTCCGATTCTGCTCGCTTCATTGAGCTTCTCGACTCCGGTGCATCTCTGGACCGGATACGGCAACCTCGTATACAATTCGACGACGTACCTTGGACTCGGTACGTTTGGCACGATCTCTCCGATACAAGAGACGACCGATCTGGCCGCGCGCGGATTGACCATGCGACTCTCTGGCGTGCCGACTGCGAACGTCGCTCTGGCGTTGACCGAGAGTTATCAAGGCCGCGAGTGCGCGATCATGTTCGGTGCGCTCTCGCCGACGTCCGGCACGCTGATCTCGTCGCCGGTCACGATCTTTTCCGGTCGCATGGACGTGATGCAAGTGACGGATGACGGTCAGTCAGCCGAGATCACGATGAGCGCAGAATCGAAGCTGATGGACTTTCGCCGTCCGCGCGAGACTCGATATACACACGAAGATCAGCAGACTCTCTTTCCGACGAATGGAGCTATTACGGCACCCGATCTCGGACTTGAATTCGTGAATGACATTCAGGAGAAGCCTATATACTGGGGAAATTCCAACGCAACACAGGCGACGAACTGGGATTCTGGAGACGAGACGAGTGCTCAGACATACGAATGACACGAACCGACAACTGGCCGAGTCTGCTTGCTGCGTTCATCGAAGAGCGCAGACACTTGCCCTTTGCTTGGGGATCGAATGATTGCTGTCTGTTCGCTGCTGACTGGATTCGGTGCGTTTGCGGAATCGACTTCGCCGAGGACTTGCGCGGCACATATTCAACCGCGCTTTCCGCTGCGCGTGTATTGCGTAAGCATCGCGGCGTGATCGCTCTCGCAGAGGTAAAGGCGGGTCTTGACCGCAAGCCAATCGAGCTTGTCCAGCGCGGCGATCTCATGGCTTTCGAGGTTCCCGGCGGCGTCGCACTCGGCATCTGCATTGGCTCAGTCGGTGCCGTCGTTGGAGCGCGAGGATTAGAGTTCCCAACAATCAATCGCGCCTGCGCCGCGTGGAAAGTATAGTATGCCGCAAAGTGCTTTCATTCCGATAGCGACAAAGATCGTCGGATTGTTCGTCGGTGGAGCCGGTGCTGCGGCAACTGCATACACCTATGCCGTTGCGCAAGTGGCAGCGGTGCTTCAGTTCGTCGCGCTCACCGCCGCTTCGATGGCGACGAATAAACTACTGGCACCGAAAATGCCGGGTTTTTCGGATTCGTCTCTCGCCGACCGGACGCAGATGGTGCGGTCGCCGATTGCTGCGCGCCAAGTCGTCTATGGCGAAACGCGAGTGTCCGGCGTTCTCGTCTATATCTCCACGACCGGAACGAAGAATGAGTATCTCAACATGGTCATCGCGCTCGCCGCGCATGAGGTCGAGGAGATTGGCGACGTATATTTCAACGACGAGCTGGCGCATACCGGACTGGGACCGTCTGCGACAGGACGCTTCGCAGGATATGCCGAGGTATACAAGAAGCTCGGCGGCGATAGTCAGACGGCCGACACGAATCTGATCTCGGCGACGGCCAGCTTGACGAACGGCAAATGGACGAGCGCGCATCGTCTGCGCGGGATTGCTTACATCTACGTTCAGTTGAAGTGGAGCGATCAGGTCTGGCTCGGCGGCATACCGAACATCTCGGCGAACATCAAAGGCAAGAAGGTATTCGATCCGCGCACGTCAACGACTGTATACTCGGCCAACGCTGCGCTCTGTCTGCGCGATTATCTGACCGACTCGACCTACGGACTCGGACTATCGACGAACGAGATCGACGACACGGCATTTACCGCAGCGGCCAACATCTGCGACGAACAGGTGCAAGTGCTTCCGGCATCGCCGACCGTTTACGAGAACCGATACGAGGCGAATGGCGTGCTCTATTCGAGCGCATCGCCGGATGATAACATCGGCAAATTGCTTTCTGCAATGGGCGGTTTGATCGCCTATTCTGGAGGCCGCATCATACCGTATGCGGCAGGCTATCGCATTCCGACCGTTACGCTCACCGACACGGATTTCGTCGGTCCAATTTCGGTCATCACAAAGACCAGTTCCCGCGACCGAGTGAACGCGGTCAAAGGCGTGTTCGTCTCCGAGAAAAGCGAGTGGCAACCGACTGACTTTCCGCCGCAAATCTCGCCGACATATTACGCGCAGGACAATTCGATCCGCTACTGGCGCGACGTTGTGCTGCCGATGACGACTTCGAGCAGCGCGGCGCAGCGAATCTCACGCATTGAGCTTCAACGCGCGCGACAAGAGGTGACGCTCACCGGACGCTTCCGCCTCGATGCCATGCAAGTGCGCGCGGGCGATACGGTGATGGTCACGCTGGCGAAGTTCGGCTGGACGAACAAAGTGTTCGAGGTTCTCGATTGGCACTTCGCGTCTGACGGATCGCCTCCGCAACTCGGCATCGAGATGACGCTGCGCGAGACTGCATCGTCTGTATATAATTGGAACGTGTCCGACGAAATCGAAGTCGATCAGACGCCGACGACGACGCTTCCGAATCCGTTCAGCATCACGGCTCCAACGAACTTGACCTTGCTGGCCGATGGCACGACGCAACTGCTGCAAGCCGATGGAACATTGTTGCCGAGAATCCGCGTCTCGTGGTCTGCGCCGAATGAAGAGTTCGTGCAATCTGGAGGAACGATTGGCATCGAATACAAGGAAGGTACTTCGACTACATATCTGAACTGGGCTACCGTTCCCGGCGATCAGTTCATCGACTATATTTCGTCCGATGTGAAAGTAGGTATCTCGTATGACGTGCGAATTTACGCACAAAGCTACTTTAAGGTTTCGAGCACGTATGTCATGGACTCTGTGACGGTGTTCGCCGGAACGACTCCTCCTGACGCTCCGTCCGCGTCCTACATCTCCGGTCAGAATGGCGAGCCAGTCGCGCAAGGCGCTATCCCGATGTATGCCATCGGCGTTTCGATTACCGCTCCTTCGTCGTCCGACGTTACGCGGGTCGAGGTAAAGATTGTTACGACGAACAGTTCATCAAGTACGGCTGCGGCGTGGTATGCGAAGGGCAGCGCATCGCTCTATTCGGAGTCCATCGCTCCATCTCAACCGCTTATCGTCTTTTTTCACCAAGCGATACAGACGACCGCAGGCTTCGGATTCGCTCGCGTGATATCGCGATCAGGCACGGCCTCAAGCTGGACAAGCATCGGCAGCGTGCAGGATTCGCCGTCGCTGATCGTTCGACCGCTCGGTACCGTCTCGCAATACAACAAGGAGGATGTCACCGTCACCGGCATCAAGACCGGCGGCGGATCGGCGACTCGACAAGTCAACGTCCGCTACGAAATCTCCGACGTTGTCTCGCTGACTGGCGGAAGCCCGACCGAAACCATCGCCATCGACACGACGAATCGCGGCTTCAACACGAAGCCAGACGCGGGATGGATACAATGCGCGAGCGACTCGAACATCAGCGGCGTGTATGATTTCGACAACGCGAGCAACTCTTCGACGACTTCATACTTCAACTTGCAATCGGTGGACGGCACGAATCTGCCTGCGGGCAATCAGCGGTTCTCCGTCCAGCTCGTAGACTACACCTGACTATGGCTCTCCAGAAAACCTTTACCCTCCCGAGCGGCGTTTCGGGCAACTACGTCCGCCTGACCGCGCATCGCTGGGATCGGCAGACGCGCGAGGCGGTCGCATGGTTCGCGCTCTATGTTGACGCCACTGCGGCGAGCGCGGGCAAGGCATCGCTGACGCCGTGGATTGCAAAGCTCGTGCTGACCGGCCCGAAATTCGACGCCTACCTCGCGCCGAGCGCGCTGCACGCGAGCGACGTGCTCGCTCAATTTTACGTTGCGGCTAAGGCCGAGCCGCTGAGTTGCGACTTCGGTTCCGGCGCATTCGCCGACGCGCAGGACGTCTGACCGCGCACTTTTCTCTCCGCGCAATCTGCGCGATTCCAAGCACTTACAAAAGTGCAGGATAACTTTTGCGCTTTTTGCTTTCCACTGGCGGGCGGATCGTGTTGAGTGAGTGCGTCGAGGCAATGAGGCCTTCGGCAAACAACGACCATGAAACGCATAACACTCCTCCTCGCGCTCGCCGCGACCGCGCACGCCGCGCCGCCGGAAGCATTCTGGCGCGCCTTGCACGTAGTCGAAACCGGCGGACGCCGAGGCGCAATCCTCGGCGATGGTGGCAAGGCTCTTGGCCCGCTCCAGATCCACCGCGCATATCACGCAGACTCGCGCGTCGCTGGCGACTACTCGCGCTGCGCTGACCTCGCTTACTCGCGCCGCGTGGCCGAGGCTTATCTCAAGCGATACGCGCCGAAGGCGTGGGCCGCAGGCGACGTAGAGACGCTGGCGCGCGTGCACAACGGGGGCTTGACGGGACACAAAAGGGCGTCAACGCTGCCG